GGATTGCGTGTTGCAGCTGCAACCAGTGGCTATACGCCGATTGGAGTAAAAATCACCGTAGGCAACACTGTTCCTGCTGCATTGGGTGCGAAAATCACCATCACGATGAAGTATCGCCCTAAGCAAAACATTGAGGTGTAACCATCATGCTGATTGAATGCTTGTTGAAACGTACTGGCGGTAGTGATGTTGTATTCGGCCAAAACGTATTAAGACAGGTGGTTTATAAATTTCGGCCAGTAGATGAGAAGGATAATACATCCCCTCATCTATGCGAAGTTGATAATAAAGACCACATTTCAATTTTTCTGTCTATGCGTCCTAAAGTTTACGTTGAGTATATTGAAGGCGCAGGCGCACAGTTTGAAGATGAAGATTTTGAAGCGGCAGAACCTACGGGCGATGTTGAGGATTTTTCTGATTCGATGTTGTCCACTGTCAATCCTGATACGGTTTCCAATCGCTACGTCGAAGGGTTTGCGCGTCAAGTATTGAACGTAAATCCTAAAGACAAGAAGGCCATTGCTGCCATCTATAAGCAAAACACAGGCAAAGACCTACGCGCAACCATGTCGGCAACGGCAATGGTGCGTGAGTGTTTACGGTGTTTGGTGAATGATGCCAAAGAAGCCCTAGATATTGCCAAAGCCAACGCAAAAGCGGGTGAATAATCATGCTATGTAGTGCGATCTTAAATACTGTTAGAACGATAACGAACGACCCAAACGATGTGGTGTATTCGTTATCGCAAAAAGAACAAGCTCTTAATGAAGCTATTAGAGCGGTTTCACTACATAGACCTGATTCCGCAGCAACCACTACTAACGTCGCATTGGTTTCAGGCACAAAACAATCTCTGCCAAGTGACTGCGTTAGACTTATTCGTGTTATTAGAAATAAAAGCGGCTCTGGTGGAACTACTACGGGTAAATCAGTTCGGCTCATGGACTTAAACCGAATTAGTGACAGGGTTGTTGATTGGCATAATGTAGTTGGTGATGATGTCTTAGAGTATGGATATGAGCAAAGCAATCAAAGTGTGTTTTGGGTGTATCCGCACATAGGTTCAGCAACAAATAAGTTCGTTGAGGTTATCTATCAGCGTTCTATTCCTGATGTGGTGTCTGCCGATACATTCCCAATTAATGATTTATATTCTGTTGCCGTTAAAGAATGGATGCTGTATTCGTTGTGGAGTAGTGATAACGAGCAAAGCCCAAATTACGCAATGGCACTTAAAAAATTAGAGGTGTTTTTTACGCTTCTTGGCGTAAAAGGCGAGACTGATAAAAATTCGCCAAGCGATCAAAAATCAAGAATGACGTAAGGTGATTTATGCTGTGTTCCGTTATTTTGCAGAATGTTAATTTTGCTCTTGATGACCCCAATAACACTAAGTTCTCTTTGACGCAAAAAATATTAGCAATAAATAGTGCGTTACAGGCATTGGTTAGTTATCGACCCGATGCAGCGTCATACACAACTATGATGCTGCTAGTTGCTGGAACGCGACAAACATTGCCAAGTGACGGCGTAAGGCTTTTAAAGGTTATTCGTAATCGTGGACAAAGCGGTTTAAGTGATGCAGGTCGAGCGATTCGCAAGGCTGATATGTTGGTGCAAGATGCACTTATCCCTGATTGGCATGAAACGACAGGACAAACAGTGGTTGATGAGTATTTTTACGATTCAATTACCCCTAAAGATTTTTATGTTTACCCGCCTGCGCCAGTATCTCCGATTATTGGTGTCGATATTAGCTATGTTCGTGTACTACCAACAATCACCGCAGACACAGATGCGTTTCCTGTTGATGATTACTTTGCTCCTGCTGTCCAAGAGTGGATGCTTTACTTGTTGTGGGGCGGTGATGATAAGCAAAATCAAAATTATGCAGATGCTCGCTCTCATTTAAGTACGTTTTTTCAGTTACTACAGATAAAAGCATCATCCGATGGCGCGGTAAATCCAAAATCAAAAGGTTAAGTCATGGCTATTGTCCCTTATACGCAATGGTTGCCATACGTTCAGGTTAATGTGCCTGACTGCCCAAAGGCGTTAATCGTTGAAGCCATTCGTCAAAAAGTTATTGAGTTTTGCCAAAAGTCTTTATTCTTGCGTCAAGAGCTAGACGGTTTCTACACCGTTGCTGACGACAACGAGTACGACTTATCACCACCCGTCGATAACAATATCGCGCAACTGCTCATGCTAAAAGTCAATAAGCGTGAGTTACAGCCAAAAACACAAGATGACCTAGAAGAAATCTACCAAGAATGGCGTGACCAATCAGGTGAACCATCCTACTTCTTTCTTAAAAATACCAATACCGCCATTTTAGTTCCAAAACCTATGGGCGTTTATCCCGTCCGAATCCTTGTTGCACTAAAGCCAACACAAGCAGCTCAAGGCGTTGATGAATCTATCTTTGAAGAATACAAAGACGCAATCAAGCATGGCGCATTGGCTTATCTCATGCTTATGGCCGAAAAAACTTGGTCTAATCCCAATATGTCGGCGTTTTATCAAAGTCAATTTGATGCGGCGATTCAAGAGTCGAAAATGCGTGCCGAACAAGGCTACGCGCACCGTAAAACATTCCGAACAAAAGCACATTATTTTTAAGTGAGTTGATATGGCTACTTACGCATTGACGGTATCTACTAACGACTTGGGATTAGGCGTTTTAAATTCTGTACGGACTCGCATTGAGAAGCGCAGAGTATCTATTGCTGACACCTATCCGCCTATCAACAATTTAGTAAAAATAGAAAAGCCAACAAATAATCTTGGCATTGCGATATTTTTATTAGAGCCTGACGACTTAACGACATACCATGTTGCAAAGATTTTTGATTCTGCTGGCATCTTAATTTACGAACGATTCTTTTCAATGCCGCCATCGGCAACCTCATTAGATAACACTGCCACTGGGGTGTTGTTTGGTAACAGCAATATCCAATTCAAAGATGAGGGCAATAATCGTGGTACGCCATCAAGTGTGCGAAATGTGGATTTTGTGGGTGCTGGAGTAGAGGCTACTTTTGAGGGTGATACATTACAAGTTTTTGTACAAGCAGGTTCTCAAGGATTTGTGGCGATTACGGATATTACACCAACAAGCCCAGGTGACAATGTAGGGTCTAAAATAAAAACAGATGACAATAACGTACTGCAATCTTGTACTAGCTCAACAACTGCTATTACAGTGTCGGTTTTAGCGGTTACAGGATCAACATTTAAGCCTGTTGTTGATATAAACGGAACTGCTGCAACTTTAACACGCAATACTTTGACAGATGTTTGGCAAGGGACAGCCGCAATAACACTAACAGGTGCAAGCCCATATACGGTGACAGCCACACATAGTGATGGCGCAACTGATACTGCTACAGTAACGATTGAATCTTCCCCTATTATAAACTCTATGACTTTTTCAAGGGCTTACCCTAATGCTATTAATGGTCAAACAGAACACGCAGCAGGACAAAAATTAGATCTAACTATTACTTCTCCAACACTGTTTGATGCAGTAGAGGTAATTTATAGTAATGGTTTGACAGCAACAACAGCTATTGCTGTCACTGAAATTGATGATACCTTAACCCATACATTAGAAGTAACTGTAGCTGATCAAGGTAGTTATGGTACAGGTGCTCCATTAATCTTACCTGCTAAAGCTCGTATTCGTAATCTTAATGGCACATGGAGTAATGTATTTTCTAGTAGCGATTTTGGTGGTACTAACGGTACACACATACTTGCACTGAATAATACTAGACCTAGTGTTACATTTGGCAGCATTGTTTATCCTATGCTTGTTGATCCTATACGACAACTTGCTTTAAAGGTTACAGAAGAAGCTACAGTAAACGTAACTTACTCTAACGCTAATACTGCTTTATGGTCATCTACTGAGTTAATCGTTTCAGATCCAACTGTTTTGGGTAATAAAACAGTTAATAGAAATGATGGTGTTGGTTCTGTTGGTTATAATATCTCTACCAATAATTTGCAGGTAGTTCTTACTCGTACTGCTAATGCTACAACAGCTACATTTAGTACAGTTGTTTGGATTGCTGATGATAACCCTGTTATTACTAAGACTCTTCCTGCTGCTAGATTGC